CCCACGACATTATCAACGAGGCTGTCGCGGAATACCTTCTTGTTGTTGTCGTCGTGGTAGTCGAGGCGCTCGCTCATGCACTTGAGTGCGGTGTGTAAACGTGTCCACACATCATTCATTGCGTTCTCAAGCTGACGGGAATAGTAGTTGTCGTAGCTGGACTTGACCTCATTCACCGCCTCATTACCGACATCGATACGAAAATCACCAGCGTCGGGGAGCGGAATATAGTTGAGGTTGAACGCAAACCTACCGACCACCGCATCTGTAGTCGGGTATTCATCGACATCAAACAAGTCACCCAGCTTGGCCTGTGCCTTGCTGATTTCCCACTGATAGGATGACAGGAACTTGTTAACCAGCGTGCGCCACTGATTTTCAAGATCAGTCATGGCTTTGTGGTAGTTGAAATACTGTACCGTTGGTAAGAGGCGCAACCCGGCATCCGACCACGGCATTGTCATGGCGTAGTGGACGTTACGGATCATGCCCGTCATCTTGTGTACCCCGTCGAGTTCGGCACAACTACCAAGCAACTTCTTGTTGACGTTAGCAACACCGCTTTCGGCATGGTTGCTGTCTGTCACATCTTTAGACGCCTTGCGATCTTTCTTGCGTGCCGTCCACTGAGATATGGACAATTCGGACAACATCGCGCTTGATCCGATAGACGGCGGTGAAACGTCAGGTACATTGTTAGTCCGCGGACTAACACTATCGGGGATAGGCATAGCTTCGCCCTCGCCGGATTCGGCGGTAGTCTGCGATAACACGTTACTAGGTGTGTTCATCTGTCTAGTTCCCTCCTAAAAACATGAGAAAATTCCCACTATCACTATTATAGCAGATATAGCAATCTCAGTCAAGTTGTGTGTATAGGTGTTATTCGGTGGTTAATCATGCAATGTGCTGTAATGTACTGTAATGTTCTAACACGGTAGTGCGTAAGTGTTTGATATCCCAGTAATGTTCTAATGTTCTTTTTTGGGGGAAATTGGAGAGTACTATTTTAATTTGGGGTGGTGGGACATCCGCGTAGGGGGGTCTAAAATGTTGCTAAGTAATATTTCTAAAATAGAACATTACATAACATATTAAGAATACTAATGATTTGATATATATTGATAGGCACATACTGCTAATACTTACCACCCGTTGTTACGAATACGCACAAATGCATAATGTTCTCTCGTTACAGAACATTACAGAACATTACCCCCTGTTTCTTGAACATTGCTTATTTATCAATGCGTTAGCACAGAACATTGTACTGATCCCCGGGAGCTGGTGGTAAAATATTACACCCTAACGTGTTAGTCCGTGGACTAACATTGATTGACTCGTCGCTTCCGCAGAAACTGGCATCAGAGTACGTTAGCCCACGGACTAACACTGGGGAGTTACTCGGCCAATAGCAGGAATTGGCATCAGAGTACGTTAGTCCACGGACTAACACCCACGCCTGAATATATTCTACGTAGAGCACACGGATCATAATCTGCTATTGGCTCGCCGCTTCAGCAGTAACTGGCATCAGAGTATGTTAGTCCGTGGACTAACACCGGCAGCGAAAAATGGGCACAAAAAAAGGGCCGACCCCGGAGGGCCGACCCAAGTTTGGGAGAGGTTATTCGCTCCGCGGAGATACCGGGCAGACATCCATCCATTCGGACAGTGCCACCAAGTCCCCGTTGAAGTCTTCGCTCGTCTCGATACGCTTCCGCAATTCAGCGATCATGTTAGGTATCTTGACGTTATCGTCGGTGCGCGCCTTGGTGTCCGCAAACTTGTCAGGGTTGAGACGCCTATCCAGCGCACCCTTCACCTTGCCGAAACGCGTGCCCACCTGCTGGCGATTATAGCGCTTGGTTGCCTTGTTCTCATCAGACAAATCCTTGGTGGGAGTATCAGCCAGCTTGACGGCCTTGGCACCATAAGATGCCATGATGCCGCGTTCTACCGCTACGCGGATGGGGTTCTTTTCCGTGCCTTTTGGCGTCTTATCGAAAATCTCCATCCCGCCATCGCTGGCGATGATGGCGTCGAGAAGCACCTGCATTGACGATGCGGTGCGAGTTTCGCTATCAGACCACTTTTTCGACGCGGTCAAAACGTCGGCGTAAGATGCTACCATTGGAATGGTGCCTTTCGATCTATCGAACGTTTAGCGTGTTCGCCCCGTTCGATGATCATAGTAAAACATATTATGGTGTGATTTACCATGGATGTTCTGACAGTTTCTACATAGATTTGATTTAATATGGCACGTTTTGTTAGTCCATGGACTAACATGGGAGGCAAAAATCCGATAACCACCCGCAAAATTGGGGTAGGAAAAGCCGGGAAATCGATATTTGGCGAGGGTACCCCACCCCTACAACCCCGTTTGTAGTTGGGACTCCGGGCAGTACTATATAAATACTAATCTACACAAATATTTTACGATTTTTCGAGTTCGGAAATATTTTACGATTTTTCGAGTTCGGAAGTACTTTCGGTCTTGGGTTTGAGCGGAGGAACTATATACACGTTTCTGGTATTTATATCTACATAAGCCATACGAACCCCCAATAATTTTTGGAATGGGGATAACACCCTATATATTCTTTGTTTGTTCTTGCGACCCGCTACTATACGTGCGGCGTCTTTTTTTGCGTCAAATAAATATATCGTACCTTTTTTCGATATAGCTATTACATCCACGGGACATGAGGTTGCTTCAGGTTTGAATACGTACATATCCTGACGCAAAAGATATTCTGCCAAAATGGTTTCACAAATTTGACCCTCGGTGTGTCTTTTATCCATACAGGAAACACCCCCCCTTGGAGTCCCAAGTAGTTTCTGTCTACTTGTAAAAGTTATATTTAGTCGGTATATGTGGCATAACGGTTAATACCTGCGGAAAAAATTAATGGTTTTATCAGTACACCCGGAACTAGGAATACCCATCCCCGAAGGTACTTCTTGGGTAGACCTTAAAGAACGAGCACAATACGCGTGCAATACGGCACAAAAATTATCTGAGCATGGGTTAAAGACAGACCCAACTAAAGAAGATAAAGAAGTAGCCGCAAAACTTGCCCTAGCCTACGCCAGCGACCCAGAAAAAACCTCTAAGAAGGTGACAGAAAAGAAAGCTGCCACCCTTACTCCCGCATCCTTACTTATGACCAATAGCATTTTACAGGAATTTGGGCAATCTGTAGTAGAAAGTGCCGTGCAAGTACGCCACATGGTAACAAACAAACTTGTATTGGAGGCAGATAACCCTGACCCCCGTGTACGTATCCGCGCGTTAGAGTTACTAGGTAAAATTTCTGATGTTGGTTTATTTGCGGAAAAGTCTGAAGTTACTATTACACACCAGTCTACGGAAGAACTAAAAAATAAATTACGTTCTAAGTTAGCCAAACTTATAAACTCCGAAGAAGTTCAGGATGCTGTTATAATTGATGGGGAAGCTATGAATATAGATCAGGAACTTGGGTTGGAAGAGCCAAAAGAAGAATAATGCCTAACAGCGATACTTTATTCAACGATAGTTTTACTAATTCCGATATTCAAGCGCTTTTAAATAAGTTGGATGAATATTCTGCGGAAGAAGTGGCTGATATAACCAGCATTGTAGACGAACTGGCAGTAAGAGATCAAAAACAGAAATCATACGACGATCTTATAGAGTTCTGCAAACAAATGCAGTCAGACTATAAGGTGGGTAAACATCACCGCATGTTGGCGGATATGTTGATGGATATCGAGCTGGGAAAGAAAGATCGTATATGTGTTAATATCCCACCCCGTCACGGAAAATCACAGTTGGTCTCAATTATGTTCCCGGCGTGGTATTTGGGGCGGAACCCAACTAAAAAAGTGATGATGGTGTCCCATACGACTGATTTGGCGGTAGATTTTGGTCGAAAAGTGCGTAATATGATCGCCACAGATGAGTATAAGACCATTTTTCCGACTGTTTCGCTCGCTGTAGACTCAAAATCAGCCGGTAGATGGAATACTAGCGTTGGTGGGGAGTATTACGCGTGCGGTATTGGTTCTTCCATAGCAGGACGTGGAGCGGACCTCCTGTTAATTGACGACCCCCATTCAGAACAAGACGTTATTAATGGAAATTTTGGGGTTTTTAGGAAAGCCTATGACTGGTTTACCTATGGTGCTCGTACTCGTCTCATGCCGGGGGGTAGTGTAGCCATAGTTCAGACCAGATGGCACATGGATGATCTTACCGGGCGTGTTGTTAACGACATGTCTAATAATGATAAGGCAGACCAGTACGAAATAGTGGAGTTCCCCGCTATATTGGAGGTACCTAGGAAAGGCGGTAACGGGTATGTGGAAAAACCGTTGTGGCCAGATTTCTTTGATCTTGACGCTTTGCTCCGAACCAAGGCGTCGATGCCCGCATTCCAGTGGAACGCTCAGTATCAACAGGAACCAACGGCAGAAGAAGCCTCTATTGTAAAACGTGAGTGGTGGCAGTCGTGGGGGGATGAGGAAGCCCCCACATGTGAATATATAATAATGTCTTTGGATGCCGCGGCGGAATCACATAACCGCGCTGATTTTACAGCCCTTACAACATGGGGCGTTTTCTTATACGAAGAGACTGGCGCTTATAATATAATACTGTTAAATAGTATTAAGAAGCGTATGGAGTTCCCTGAATTAAAAGCTATGGCTTTGGAAGAATATAAAGAGTGGGAACCCGATTCTTTCATAGTGGAGAAGAAAAGCTCCGGTACAGCCCTATATCAGGAAATGCGTAGGATGGGACTTCCTGTGCAGGAGTATACTCCGCATAGGGGGTCGGGGGATAAGATGGCGCGGCTAAATTCTGTTTCTGATATAGTAGCTTCCGGGTTAGTGTGGGTGCCATCTACCCGTTGGGCGGAAGAGGTAGTAGAAGAGATTGCGGGGTTCCCGTTTATGAGCCATGATGATTTGGTCGATTCTACCATTATGGCTCTTATGAGGTTTAGACAGGGGGGCTTTATAAGACTTCCCTCTGATGAACCGGAACCTATACGATATTTTAAACAGCGTACCGGCGAGTTTTATTAGAGATGAAAACCTATGTGCATATTAATCAGCACGTGATAAAACGTAATCATAAAACAGGTGAACGTGAGCCTGTTATCACCGCAAAAACCTATAAAGATAATAGGTATGGACACGAGGTATTAATAAGTGGTCCCTGTAAAGTGGTGTATAGACCCGATAAACCGTTGTCTTGTGGGGCTAGGGTGTGGATAGAGACTGAGGCAACAGTGGATGTGCAAGGATAGATTATGGCTATAGAGAAACAACTAACTCCATTAATGAACGGGGTTGATTCAAATTCGGTATCCGGCGCTGAATTAGAAATTGAAATTGTTAACCCCGACATGGTTACTCTTGATGATGGTAGTGTTGAAATAACTCTTATCCCCGGCAAGGAAGGGGAGGATGAAGATTCGTTTGACGCTAACCTTGCCGAAGATATGGATGAAGGAGAGTTAGAGAAATTAGCCGATGAATTAGTGGGGCTGGTAGATGCTGACATTGATAGCCGTAAAGAGTGGGCTGATACTTTTGTTAAGGGGCTTGATGTACTCGGGTTCAAACACGAGAGTAGGTCGGACCCGTGGGAGGGGGCGTGCGGCGTTTATTCAACGGTGCTTGCGGAAGCTGCGATTAGGTTCCAAGCAGAAACTATGGGAGAGACTTTTCCCGCCGCAGGACCAGTAAAAACTAAAATACTGGGTGAAGAAACCAAAGAGAAAAACGAATCCGCTGCTCGGGTGAAGGCGGATATGAATTATGAACTTACCGAGAATATGGTTGAGTACCGCCCGGAACACGAACGGATGTTATATAGTTTAGGGTTGGCGGGGTCTGCTTTCAAAAAAGTTTATTTTGATACTAATACCAATAGGCAAACAGCGATATATATCCCGGCAGAAGACGTAATTGTCCCTTATGGCGCGTCTCATATAGAAAGTGCGGAACGTGTTACGCACGTTATGCGTAAAACCAAAAACGACCTCCGTAAACTTCAGGCAAGTGATTTTTACCGTGATGTAGACCTACAAGACCCACAGCCATTTCATACGGATATAGAAGAACGAAAAGCCAAAGAGGGTGGTTATTCTATAACAGATGATGATCGTTACGCTATATACGAAATACACGCCAATATTGTTGTTGAGGGGTTTGATGATTCAGAAGATGATGTAGCAAAACCCTATATAGTTACTATAGAACGCAACACTAATGAGGTATTGGCTATCCGTAGGAATTGGAATCCTATGGACCTGTTGATGATGAAACGTCAGCATTTTGTTCATTACGTATATGTGCCGGGGTTTGGGTTTTACGGCCTTGGACTTATCCATATTATCGGGGGGTATGCTAGAGCGGGTACAAGTCTCATTCGTCAGCTTGTAGATGCGGGCACACTATCGAATTTGCCGGGGGGTATAAAATCCCGTGGATTACGCATTAAAGGCGACGAAACTCCTATAGAACCCGGAGAATGGCGTGATGTTGACGTCCCATCAGGTAGTATACGCGATAACATTATGCCGCTCCCTTACAAGGAGCCTAGTAACACGCTTCTCCAGCTTCTTAATCAGATTACTCAAGAGGGACGTAGGCTAGGCGCTATCAGCGACATGAATATTTCTGATATGTCGGCCAACGCCCCCGTTGGTACGACACTGGCGCTGCTTGAACGCACTTTGAAGCCTATGGCAGCAGTTCAGGCACGGGTCCATTACGCCATGAAGCAGGAGTTTAAACTGCTCAAGGCTATTATGGCTGAATATGCGCCGGAATCTTACGACTACAAACCGTTGCGTGGGGAGATGAGTGCCCGCAAGGCGGATTATGATTCCGTAGAGGTTATTCCTGTTAGTGATCCTAACAGTTCCACTATGGCGCAACGGGTAGTGCAGTATCAGGCCGTACTACAGATGTCCCAGTCTGCCCCACAGATTTACGATTTGCCCCAGCTACATAGACAGATGATAGAGGTACTGGGAGTTAGGAACGCGGATAAACTTGTTCCTACGGAAGAAGACGCGAAACCCGTCGATCCTGTAAGCGAGAATATGAATGCGTTGGTCGGGAAACCTATGAAGTCGTTCATATATCAAGATCACGACGCCCACATAGGTACACATATGTCGTTTATGCAAGACCCTATGGTTGCCCAGATGATTGGTCAGAATCCACAGGCGCAACAGATTATGGCTTCTCTACAAGCCCATATCGCGGAACATTTAGGGTTCAGTTACAGGAAGCAGATAGAAGAGCGGCTTGGTGTAGAAATGCCGCCGCCTAACGAAGAACTATCTGAAGTAGTAGAAGTTAATCTTGCAAGGTTGGTAGCCGATGCCGGTAAACAGCTTACGGAGGCCCATCAGAAACAGGCCGCACAAAAACAGGCACAACAACAAGCCCAAGACCCCACACTGCAGTTACGACGTGAAGAGGTTGCTGTAAAACAGGCTGAAGTACAGCGTAAAGCACAGAAAGATCAGGCTGATGCTGCGTTACAGCAAGCCGACCTACAGCGTAAAGCACAGAAAGATCAGGTTGATGCGGCTATAGGTGCCCAGCGGGTAGAAACAGAGCAGGCAGCGGTTCTGGTGCAGGCATCTAAGGATAAAGTTAAGGTTCAGGCAGATGTACTGAAAGAATCTGACAAGCTGGACCTTGAGATATTTAAGACCATAACTAATCCCCCGAAAAGGGGATAACTTTTAACGTGTGAGGATAATATAATGATTAAGAGTATTTCTTCGTGGATTGTAAGTAGATTTGCCGAACCTTCCAGTTATGCCGCTATCGGTCTAGTTGTTATGGGGGTCGGAATAGTTATTGACCAGCCCATTATGGTGTTTGTTGGTATAGCCGGTGGTGCGTTGGGATTTATATTGAAGGAGAGAGGCATTATTTAATGGCGAATACCGTCTTTGGCGTGCTTATAGAACGTATCGAGGAACAAAAAACCTCTGCAATGCAATTTCTTGTAGAGGGCGGCCCAAAAGATTTCGCTCAATACAAGGAAGTGTGTGGTTTGCTTCGGGGTCTGCAAATCTCACAAACTCAAGTAGAAGACCTCTCGCGCAATTATATGGAAGATGAAGATGACTAGCAAAGGAGCTGCTTTAAAGACTGATTCCGCACCCGATGAGGAGTTGGAAGCGCAATTACCAACTCCTGTAGGGTACCACCTTCTTGTTGCTATGCCCGAAGTTGAAAAAAAGTACGAAGACTCAAGTATCCTGAAGTCCGTAGATGCTATGAACCGAGAGGCAGTAATGTCTATTATCGGTTTAGTTCTCGGTATGGGCGAGCAGGCATATAGTGATAAGGACCGCTTTTCTACCGGTGCTTGGTGTGAAGTGGGCGATTATGTCATGTTTCGCGCCAACACAGGTACTAGGTTTAATGTTCGTGGGGCGGAATATCGACTTATGAACGACGATTCTATCGAAGCTGTAGTTAAAGACCCGCGCGGTGTAGCGCGTGCTATTTAGGAGATAAGTTATGCCTTATGAAAAAGTAGAGTTTAGTTTTCCCGATCCTGATGAAGACCAGAAGACTATAGAAATAGAACCTTCCAGTGCTATGGAGGTAGATATTTCTGGGAAAAGTGTTTCTTCTGGAAAAGCACCGGAACCTAAAAGTACCGAAGATGTCGATGATGGCATTGAGGTTGAAATTGTAGATGATACGCCTAAAGTTGATAGGGGGCGTAGAGCATCCGAACCACCAGAAGATGTTACGGAGGAAGAACTTGAAGACTATTCTGATAAAGTTCGTAAGCGAATTAAACACTTTAATAAGGGCTATCATGACGAACGCCGGGCAAAAGAAACGGCGGTTCGTGAACGTGAAGAGCTTGAGAGATACACTCAACAGCTCCTTGACGAGAACAAAGGACTAAAACAGTCACAAACCAAAAACCAAACTGTTCTTCTCGATCAGGCTAAACGTACTGCTACTGGCGAGTTAGATGCAGCCAAACGTGAGTATAAAGAGGCGTATGAAGCAGGTGACTCGGATGCTGTTACCGAGGCACAAGAAAAACTAACCGGTGCTAAAATAAAAGCAGACAGGTTAAATAACATACAAATACCTGCTTTACAGCAGCAACAAGACACTGTAGAACAAGCTAATATACAACCCGCCCCAGCGCCGGTTGATGAACGAGCACAAGAATGGGCGCAAGCTAATACTTGGTTCGGTCAAGATGATGAGATGACAAGTCTTGTGTTGGGGCTGCATAATAAACTTGTTAAATCGGGCATGAACCCGCAAAGTAATGAATACTACGAGACTATTAATGCTCGTATGCGTAAGTTGTTTCCTGAAGAATTTGGGGGAGAGTCTCCGAAACGTCAGACTAATGTGGTTGCACCCGCTACGCGGAGCACATCACCTAAAAAGGTGGTACTAAACAAAACCCAAGTTACTCTGGCAAAAAGATTAGGGGTTCCCCTAAAAGAGTACGCCAAACAGGTTGCAATTGAAATGAGGAAAAATGCAGATGGTTGATAATCGCCTTAAAACGGATGAAAACCGCGTAAAACGTGAGCACACTACACGTGAAAAAACGACCCGTAAGCGCGCTTGGTCGCGTCCACAGGTGTTACCTTCACCTACTCCCGAGCCGGGTTATGAATTTCATTGGGTCCGTGTTGCTACATTAGGGCATATTGATGCTACCAATGTTTCCTCAAAACTACGCGAAGGTTGGGAGCCCGTAAAAGCAACTGACCACCCAGAAATTACAATGGTTACCGTTGAGCAAGAAAAGTTCAAGGATAACGTTGTTATTGGGGGGTTGATGCTTTGTAAAGCTCCAGAAGAGATGGTTGGCGAGCGGAATGACTACTTTGCACAGCAGAGTAAAGCTCAAATTGCCTCTGTGGATAACAACCTGATGCGAGAAAACGACCCTCGTATGCCTCTCTTTAATGATAGGAAATCGAAGGTCACTTTTGGTAACGGAACTTAATTAGCTCGGGAGTTTAAGCGATGGCTTATCCTACTATTGATGGTCCTTATGGACTTCAGCCCGTTAAGATGCTTGATAATTCCCCCTATAATGGTGCCACTCGGCTATATCGAATTGCCAGTGCATACGCCACCAATATTTTTCATGGGGATGTTGTCAAACTCGTAACTGGCGGCACCGTTGAGCGGGATACCGCAGACGCTGCTATGACACCTATCGGTGTCTTTATGGGGTGTACCTTTACCGATCCCGGTACGTCTCAACCTACATTCAAACAATATTG